ACAACGAACCTTCTTTATACAAAGCAGCACCAATATCATTTATATCTTTGATAGCAAACAACCTCATTTGTTGGAAACTAGGTATTGGTATATTGCTAAAATCATTTTTTTCGGCTATTTCTTTATAAAGTACTTTAGTCCAAGCAATAAACTTATCTCTAATAGCATCCATAGTAGCTATAGGAGAAAAGGTTGCTAAGTCAGAACCACCAGTTACATTAGACCTAAGAGTTTCACCAGTAATTAAGGTTCTAGGAAATCCAAAACCAGCTATAATGTCATCTTCCACACTTCTGTACTTCTCTTGATTTAACATAGCCTCTGTATTGGGGTATATCCACTCTATAGTTAATGTGTGATTACCAAACAATTGAAAAATTCTTTCTGCATTACCTTCTACAGTTTTTTGATTCATCTGAGTCTTAATGTGGTCAAAATCCTTTTCATCTGTACACGGAAACTCATCATTTCCTAATTTAATAACTTGAATAGCGGCTGTGATTCTAGCAGCAATTGAATAATCCATTTTTCTTAGGTTTCTTTTATGAATCAAAGACTCCAATGCATTTGTCATATATGGAGTAGGGTAGGTGTCCTCTGGAAGACATCTACCAAATATAGGTCTAGCGTCTGGTAATAATATCTCTAATTTAGTGCCACTAGAGTTAATTACTTGTTGTACAAAAACAGGGTACTTATCTACTAATATATCGTAGGAATCTTTATCATATGTACTATAGTTTTGTTTACCACCGCCTTTTAAAAATCTTATTAAAGCAGGATCAACCTTAACATAAATTAATTTCTTATCAGTTATCGTAGGTTTAATAACTATAGTAGCTGGGTCTCTAAACCAAATATTATCTGGTACAGTGATTCTGCGTCTTGAGTTTAGGTTTGGATTTAATTCACTTCCCTTCTTTTTAACCCACTCGTATTGAGGAATAACTAATCCAGAAAGTAAATACTCTAAACAAGCGTTTCTGTAAAACTCTTGTAATAGACTTAATAGTGAATCATAAACAAACATCTCTTCATCAGAGCATCCCGCTTTCCTATTTACTATTGGAGAAATAGCGCAGTCAGTCATTTTATTGAGTACCTGCCCTGCTATAGGGTCTCTTTTATAAAAAAACCTACAAACTTTTATTAGTTTATAGTAATCTTTAGGTATCTCCATCTTGTCTACTTCTTCAGTAATATAAGCATTAGTAGCACTAGGATCAAGTAGATAGTTAACTGTAGCTTCAGCCAGTTTTAAATTGCTTTTTGTCATTTTATCCTAACAACGTTCCACCCGCCCTTTGCTAAGTCGCTATACTTACCAGTTTTGGCACTTGGTGGAGACGGTAAATAATAATTATAATACGAACCATATACCCAAGTTAAAATAGACGCAAGGATATGGTCATCACCCTTTTGTCCACCATTAGGAGAATACACAAAATACTTCGGTTGTCCTAACATATCTCTAGTAAATCCAACCCTTTCTAACTCAGATATAACATCATCATCCTGTAATGAAAACTCAATTATTTGGTCGTTTTGACACCATTTTTGTAATAAGTTAATAGTAAACTTCCTAACACGTTCTTTAGTTTCCTTCCCCTCTTCATCATACCCAGTAATTACACTGCCTTGAAAGTCAACCATAGTAAGTCTTTTTATATAGTTTTTACTTTTATAGTCTTCTGTCTCTTGTAATATGTGTCCTAAAGCTAGTCCACTAGAGCCTGCATCTAGAGTAATCATGTTAAAGCCGTATATACTATCTAACCAATCTATTATTTTAGCTTGCGTTGGGTACTTTATTCTTCTTAGTTCAAATCTAGAGTGCTCACGCCAAGTACCACTAAGACTATACAATATAGTCAACATAGTTGGATCATTAGAAAATCCTATATCGCCAGCGAGTGCAATTAAATCATATTTTATAGGAGCATCAGGTGTATTTAGTATTTCATTAAACTTTCCTTCAGCTTGGTCTAGTGTTTGATTGTTAATAAGACTAATAGCTACAGGGTAGTTACCTACTCGCATAAGTTTTCTATCAAACACAGAAAACGCTGGAGAACCATGTTGACCAAGAACTAAATGTACGTAATCGTCGCCCTCTTTACCACCGTATTGCTTTAAATCTCTTTCATGCTGGTCTGTAGTATACCTACTATTACTTAATCTGGATATATTATGTCTTGAATACCTATTGTCTTGTTGATCGCATTCATATAATACATTCTTTTCTCTAAGACCATTAGGAACTCCACTAACCCACAGCTGGTATCCATCATCCCAAGAAGTTAAAACTTGCTGAAGTGATTTCCACGCAACATAAGAAAAAACCTGTCCCTCATCTACAAATATGCAAGGAACATGCAATCCAATTATATTGCTATCTGCTGTAGAACCGACTATACGACAACGTATAAGGGCACCGTTTAGTAACTTTATTTCGTGTTGAGAAAAATTTATAGATGTTCTATCTATGAAAAATCTTAAAAAAGGATGTCGTCTAAGTAGTTGTGTTAGTCTTAAAAAGATGGGGTCTAGTTGCGCTTTGTTTTGTACTACTAATAGCACCTCATTAGCACTAGCTTTTCTATACTTATTTGATATTACAGTATGAATAACCTTTGTTTCTAGTATTGTAGTTTTGCCAGTAGATCGCCCAGTACACGCAGACATAAAAGGTGACTTATCTAGTAATAGATTCTTTTGATACCCATCAAATTTCCAACCCTTATCATCATCGTCCATTATCTCTGTGGTGTCACGTATAAACTCACCAAAGAATACAGGATCATCTAGTATTTCTAATACAGCTATATCTTTACTGTCTAGTTGTTGTCGTTCTTTCATTATGTTCTATTATTTTTCCACACCTACTACATTCTACTGAAAAAGAAAACTTAATAAGTTCTACTTCTTTACCTATAGTAATTATAGACTCTGGTTCGCCTTTTTTAGTTACATACACATGGTACTTAGCAATATCTAAATTACATACATCACATTTAATAACAGAAAGTCTACTGTCTAAATATTTTTTAGACTCTGTTTTTAGTCTTTCTATATAGCTTAAAGGTGTTTCCTCTGTCTCTGTCTGTCTTTTCTTTCTAGAAATACCTAACTCTTGTTGTATCTCTAGCCAGTTGTGTGTGGCATCTCTTAGTGCTACGTTTAGATTTTTAACTTTAACAGAATCTGTAGTTAGGTCCTCTATACCTCGTATAGCTGCGCTTACTTTTTCTATAGTCATCTCTAGACTACATAGTTGCATTAGAGATTGTCTATCATTAGTCTCATTTAAATCGTCTAACTCATACTCAGCTAAGTATTTATCTAGTTTTGATTTTAATTCATCATCTTTAGATACTTTCTTAGGTCTACCAACCCTACCTGTCATTACTATCACCCTTGTTACACAAGTTACCATCTTCGTCTATATCATACTTATTTCCTAAATATACACTATTAATGCTCTTATGTCTTCTTCTAGTTTGTTCTTCATTTCTTAAGAATATAACCCAAGATTTCTTACTTAAAATATCCTGCTCCCACAACTTATAACAATCCATACAATACCAGTCATTTTTAAAGAAATTAACCATAGGTTTTTCACAAATACAACAACGCTTAATCATATTACCCCACCAAACAAACACTGTAGTAGCAGGACACACACTTAGCGCACCCCTCTGAATAAACCAAGTCACTATGACACTCTGGACACTTGGTATCTTTATTTAAAACCTGCTTTTCACGACTCTTATCTCTATATAGAGTTAACCCTTTACACCCTAACTCATAAGCAAGCAGTATAGCTTTTTCAAAGTCTGCTACAGTACTATCACTAGAAGAATTTACCGTCTTAGATACGCTATTGTCTATATGTTTTTGAAAGACTGCTTGTATACGAATATGTTGTTCCATAGTTACTTCGTGTGCTATTACAAAAATATCTTTCCACTCTTTTGGAATGTCTGCTTTACTTATACTACCGCCATTATTAAGTACATCATTTATAAGTTTATCAGATATAAACCCCTCTCTTTTTGCTAATATATCAAAAGATTTATTTAGGTCTATAAAAGTTCTACCTTCCAAAATATTAGAGCGTGAGTGTACTAGACCAAAATTTGGCTCGATACCGCTGGAACACTCACTAATAATAGAAATGCTGCCTGTTGGGGCTATAGAATTAACTGTTGCGTTCCTTCTTTGTCCTGTAAAAATACTTAAATGTTTATTAGGAAATGAACCACGTTCAGCAGCCAGTTCTTCTGATGCTTTTATAGATTCTGCACTAAAGAAAGACATCAACTTGTCGGCTATTTCTAAAGCTTCTGGTGAATTGTAGGATATCTTCATTAAGTATAACATATCAGCAAATCCCATTAGACCTAAACCAAGTTTTCTATTTCCCTTTACTACCTTTTCTGATTTGGTAGTAGGATACGTAGATACATCAATAACATTATCTAAAAATCTTATAGCTTTTTGAATGGTTTTCTTTAGTCCGCCCCAAACTATGGTTCTCTTATCTAAATCAACAAACTTAGATACATTTATAGAGCCTAAATTGCACGATTCTCCATCTAATAGGGGCAACTCTCCACAATTTGCTAATGTAATACCAGACAGTTTATTTGGTTCATTAGAAGTAACAACACAGTAATTATGAAACTCGTCTACCGTAGTATTAAACACATCCTCATAACCATCAAACGTCACCGAAACAACTTTGTGATTACAACAACCTACGTGCTTCTTTAAATCAGTATAATCGGTCTTATCAAACCCCATCAAAGATGTTCCAACTAACAAATCTTTAGCTTCTACCTTATTACCGTTAGACAAATAAAAACCGTGGTTCTCTGTAACCCTAACAAAACTACCATCATCTAGAGTAACCTTTAGTATTTTTGCATTTGTTTGGGTTTTTCTAAAATTTCTCGCTTTTCTTATGTGTGTCCAACCAGAGCTATCCTTACAATATACAGGACAGTCCTTACCTTCTTCTGTTAGTTGTTTAATACTAACCGTACCCCTACCATCCGCCACAGCCAGTAAAGTATCACCAGTAATACACAGATTAACCCCTAGTCTGCCAAGTGGTTTTGTTGGATTTGCATCGTTTATTTTATCAATAAAAACTATACCTGGCTCACCGTTCTTCCAGGCTTGTTGTGCTATGGTATGAAATAATTCTTTTGCATTTACTGTATTCCATACTTTATTGTCTCTAGGATTAATTAAATCAAATGAACCGTCTTCTATCACCTTCTTCATAAACAAGTCAGTTAGTCCAACAGAAATATTAAAATTGGACAGTACTCCCTCTGTGTCTTTCCACTTTATAAAATCTAAAATCTCTGGATGAGACACATCAAGTAATCCTAAATTTCCACCACGTCTTATAGACCCCTGTTTAATAACATCAGAGGTTACATCAAACACCCTCATAAAGGTAATGACCCCACTACTTATACCATTAGTAGTTTTAACTAAATCTCCAGCAGGTCTTAAATTAGAAAAAGATAAACCTATGCCCCCCCCTAATTTTTGGATAATAGCAGCGTCCTTAACAGACGAGAATATACTATCTATAGAGTCTTTTACCTCTAAAAAGTGACAAGCGAATAAACAATTAGCCTCTTGATGTCCTGCATTACAAAGTATTGGTGTGCTGGGCATAAATATCTGTGTTGACATCATATTATAAAAAGTTTTAGTCCACTTTGCTTCATCACCACCGTATAGCTTCTCAGCAGAGGCAACTGCTTTAGCTACTCGTTTAAACATTTGTGATGGTGTCTCTTTTTTATCGTCTATTTTACGTAAATATCTTTTTTCTAATAAAGCTATAGCATTAGCACCTAGCTTTAAGTCATCTTTTATACCTAGAAAATCTTTTAATTCTCTAGCATCCTGTCGTTGGGTTCTATATAAAATATATGACTTTGCCAATCTTTGAGAAGCTAACTTTATAAGTTTATTCTCCACTTCGTCTTGTATATCTTCAACATAAATAGTATCATTGTTATCAAACTTTTTCTGTATTTCCTGCGCTATTTTATTACACAGCTCTTTATCAATCTCATTAGTAGCTAACATGGCTTTCATAACAGCATTAACTATCTTATTAATATCAAAAGAGACTATTCTACCATCTTTTTTTATAACTAAAGTCATAAACTACTCCAAATCATACGTACCAGGACCGTTCCAATAATAAGACCAATCCTCTAATACATCAACAGCTTCTTCTATACTACTAACAATTTTGGTAGCATAGTATTTTAGCCACCCACTAATATTTTTATCTTTACAAATAACTAAAGTTGGTTTCTCTGCAATAAAACAAGCATACGCAAATTCCATTGCAGAACCCCAACTAGCTTTATCTCCAGTTAAAACCACTACAGCACTACACTGTTCTATATCTTGTAAATCTCTTTGTACCAGTTCTCTCATAGAACATTTATCATAGTAAGAAACATCAGATATGTGTTTTATATTGCCTACTATGTCTTTCTTACCACGTAAAGGATTTCGACAAGCTATATTTATTCTTGATAGCTTATCAGACAATTCTTTTCTTTCTTTTTGTGATTCCTCATAACTCAATCCCTGTATACTACCAGCTAAATAAACTTCGTAAGACATATTAATCCTTTCCTACTTACCAGTGCTGCCGAAACCACCTACTCCTCTGTCTGTTTCTGTTAGTTCTTCTACCACATTAAAGTCGCAGTAGACGCACTTCTCCAACCTACCCTGCGCTACTCTATCCCCTTTTTCTATGTGCTTTACATTACCAGAAATAGAGTACATCAAAACGCACCACTCGCCCCTGAATTTATAATCTACAGTACCTGGGGTATTTGCTATGGAAATACCCTCCTGAGCTAAACCGCTTCTAGGTACAATATCAACACGATAACCTTCTGGTATTTCCGATGCTATTCCTAGTGGAACTTTAGTTATTTGTCTAGGATATATAGTGACAGATTTATTAGCATACAAATCAAAACAAGCATCTCCTTCATGAGAGTAGGTAGGAATCTTAGAATCTTTATTTAATAATTTAATCTTAATATCTAACACTAATTAAACCACCCCTTCTACTTTATCTATAAGACCTAAATCTAAACTATCTTTACTGGTAAAATACTGTGGTACTTGATCTTCAAGTATTTTTAACCAATACTCAGTACCATTAAGTTTTTTATTAATACACCTATTAGCCACTATATTAGAAAAGTATCTTTGATAGAACTTTAGTAACTTGGTCTCTGCGTCAAAGCTTCTTGAGTCACCGTGTCTTAAAGAAGTTATACCATGAGCCATTAAAATATCGCCCACACCCATTATACGCTCATCGCAGCACTGTAATACACAGAAGGCCATAGACATACAGTGTCCGTATACTTTACCAATAACTTTAATATTTTTACTTTGAGCCTCTTTTATAGCTCTTACACAGGTTAACCCAGCATCAACATCCCCACCATTACTAGCTATTATTATAGTTATAGGTTCTGTAGATTTACTCGTTAATAGTATCATATCTTGTATAAAGGCTGTTGCATTACAACAATCTATATCATCGGTAAGACACACTATTCTTAAGTCTCTTAATAATTCTCTTTCTGGTGCTGAATAATCTACTGATTTTAGAACACTTAACCCGCAGGTTTCTTCATCCATTAATCCACTCCGTCTTATTTAAAATAGATTTTGCAGTTATTTTGTCCTCGTTACTTTTTATTTGTGGTAATACCGCTTTAATCACTCTATTTATTAGTTCCTGTTCAATAGCATCAAAGTTATTAGGTAAGACCATACTTTGCTGTAACTTCTTGGTACTTCTTTTTAATTCATTAAGTTGCTGTTCTAACTTGTTCATATTATACCATATTAAAATCAATTTGTCAAGTTTTTTATTTGTTAGAGCACTGACTACAAGTTCTCCACAAATCATCAAAATCTCTATTAGTTATTTTTTCTATAACATAATATTCTGGATGATTATCTGTTGCTAATGGTCTGGTTGTTGGTTTGCACATATCAGAGATATGAAAACAACACCATAAACAAATCTGTCTTCCATTAATTAACGGACAATTAACCATTATATTACCATACTCTTCTTTTGTTATATTGCTATGTTCTTTTGGTGTTTTTGCTTCTAATACACATTTCATCTTGTCTCTCCTTTATAAATCTATAAATATCAATCTCAATATCATATGCTAGTTCAATAAAACTAAATACGTTATTGAGTAGTTCTATAGTTTTTTTTCTATCTGACGTACCATTTAATATACTGAGTTGTTTTTTCATTAGCGCAACGTCTGTTTCTATTTTGTCTAACTTTTTTATTATGTCTTTTTTATTCATTGCTTCTCTATTATATATTAAATACTAAGTTATAATTGTAATATAATATTATTATAAATAATAATAGTTATTATAATATCAACATTTTAAGCTATCAGTCTCAAGTTTTTAATGGTTTGTCAATCGTACTAAAACAATTATTTTAGCTACAACTCATTACTACCAGCTAAACCAATTATTTTGGGGACATCATTACTTTTAGTTTTTCTATGTAAGACTCATCATATAAAATAAATTTACCTACTCTCTTTCCATCATTAAGATTAATAGGTAAATCTATGTGTGTTCCTGTAAAGTTATGTCTACCATTTTTTATCTTGCGCCAGTATTTACCATTCTCAGTACCCACATAAGCATGTATATTATATACTAATCCATTATAGTAAATTATATAGTCTATACCTAAAATATCTAGTTGTTCATCATAAACAACATTAGTAAAATACTTTCTAAGTAAATAACCCAGATGGTACTCTCTTATAAAAGATAGATAAGCTTTCTTAAGTCTAGATATATTTCCTTTTAAATCTCCGAACTGTTCTTTAAATTTATTTATAAACTCTTCCTGTGTTGGTGGTATATTATTTATTATTAAACATCTAAAAGTGGATAACATAGATGGTATTGATTTACTTTCTAATCCTGTTTCCTGTTTAGATACTTTTATTATATTGTATTTAGATAATACTGTTTCTAGTTCCTCTATTGTCATTTAACCCATCCTAATTATTTAACTCTTACTAATAACTTATTTTGGTGGAGATGGGGCAGAGTCGAACTGCCCGTCCAATATAACTTTAATTAATACATCTACAACTTAGTTAGTTAATTATAGTAATCTTATATACATAACTAACAAATATTTATAAGATACAGTTTATTTATCTTATTAGACTATATAACTATTAAGTCTAAAGTACTATTATTAAATCGTCACCAAGTCAGTTACATTAATAGTCACGTTCTGCTCGATGTATAGCCCTTTATCAAGAACTACAAATACAAAATCTTTGTTATTTAGTTTTTTCTCTAGTAATCAATAGTCACTAGAAACCTATGTTGCAGTATTAACCTTAATTACACTGTCGAATCCACTCATCCCCATTAAACTAGTCCTACTTATATTATAATCAAACTAGACCTAAAGTGGTTCAAACTGCTAGCTTTGATTATAAAATAATTAAATTATTTATTAAAATAATACTTAACTAGTTATCAACATACCCTTGACAAATATGTAATTACCTGTTATAATAAATACATAAGAAAGCACACATAATAAATTATTACACATGGAAAATAGAAACATATATTGTGGTATTACTAGGATAAGATGCAGTAATAATTGTGATAGTTGTTTGGTAAGATATGTTTGTTATACCTCACCAGAATTAACACCAATTGTGGTTAGTATTGATACATGGAGAAAAATACAGATGTCAGAGTGGTGGTACAGTCATTATGGTAACAAAACCAACACACCTGAAATCTGTTAAAAATATTTTCTTAATTTTTTCTGTACTTTAATAACTAAATATTGTGTTACAGTTGGAATCTGTGAAAAAGGTTCTGGACATTTTGGGGATACACATGACCCACTCTCTGTCCAGCATACCCCTCTTTTTGTAGTAAAGTATGGGGGGACTATGATTACTTATATAATCACTCCCCCACAACTTCAATTGTTGCAAATTATCACCGTTGCTGTCATCAATTGTATTATATGATATTCTGTATTGTGTTTAACCCCTTGTTGTATTATGTATTGATTCATTTTCTTACCTCGCTATTAAAAATATTATACTTATTGCTGCGAATAATATCACAGCTAAGATAGAATATATGTATAGTGGTATAGTGTTATTCATTGCATCGCTACTACTATCGTGCTAAAAATACCAAATAGTCCAATCGCTATCATTCCACATATTGACAACGCTATAAAGTCATTCATTTTTATCTCTCCCAAATTTTATTGACAGCTTGTTTTATAGTGTCAAGCTGTCGAATATCACTATTGTGTTTAATGCTTTTTTTGTACTTTGCTAGTCTGTTTGATTGTGTCTGTTATTATCGGTTTGACCTCGCTATTTGGTGTAGTCTCGGTTATCCCCATCTTGTCTTTGATTAATTCTAAGCTATCCTCGGTTTGCTTTGTCTCCGCAATAACTTCGCTCGGAAACTTCAAGAAATTGACAACCGACCCTTCAGTAGGCCTTATTCCACTTCCACTACAAAACTGTGCGCTCTCACGTTTGTCAAGCTCAGTCCCCCACCTCTTATTAAAGACTCGTATATCTATTATACCAGTCTTATCCTTGTCACGTTTGACACATAGCGCAGTCTGACAAGCAGTCTGTTTAGCGTCATCAAGACTCATAAGGTGAGTCGCAAAGTCTCTCAATGCTGACATAGCTTGTTCAGAGGTAGCTTTCCCTTGAAAGTATAGCGTTGCACTCTCGGCGAATAGGTTTCCAAGCTTCTCAGCTTGCACTCTAAATATGGTATTGATTGAATTCTTTTTCGTTGTGTCTGTCATTTTAGCAAGCGCATTGCTAAGCTCTATTGGATCACAGTTGAGATATATCGCACTCTCCTTTATTCTATTCATCCTACTTTTTTCATCAGTATGTATCATATTGTAGCTCTTTATGCGGTTGTACTCGTCCCTCAATTTGCTTTCGGTTATTACTTTGTTACCGATTAAAATTTTAGACATTTTATATACTCCTTCAAATTTTTACTTTGCTTTTAGTTTGCTTTCGCACATCTCAGCTTGGTTTGACAATGCTCTTGAAAGCTTCCCACTTGTTTTAAGTCTCGTGATAGACTAACGTTTTTTATGAGCTTCGTTGACTCTTTATGGTAGATACTTTTTTTTGTTTGCTTTACTTTCTCCCTGTCAATTTCTTATACTTAATACTAACATATATAATGTATATTGTCAGTAGGTTATTCAATTATTTTAGTGTATTTCACAAAAATATTTTAATAGTCCAGGTATCATCACTATATGAGTATATGGTCATATATGTATATGCTCATAGCCGAATTTGGTAGTTTTTCACTTTTGTACAAAGCTAAAAATATTCCGAACAGATTCAATATTGAACAAACATGGATTATGTAGAACAGATTGTTGATTTTTTGGCAGAACAGTTTTATAGAACAGCCAAAGTAGTTTATTTGTAGAACAGCAATAAAACAGACTTATTGCCAGATAAGTGGATTTTTAATCGTGATTGCCAAAATGAACGTAAATATACCCCGTGTGATATTTG